GCTCGCAAGCAAAAGCGTAAGCTATCTTATATCACAAATATTTTAATTGTTAAGGATCCTTCACACCCTGAAAATGAGGGTAAAGTATTCTTATATAAGTTTGGTAAGAAAATCTTTGACAAGATTAAAGATGTTGCTGAACCACAATTCGAAGATGAGAAACCAGTTAATCCTTTCGATTTTTGGGAAGGTGCAAACTTTAAGCTTAAGATTCGTAATGTAGAAAGTTATCGTAATTACGATAAGTCAGAGTTTGATTCTATTAGTTCAATTTCTGAGGATGATTCTGAAATTGAAACAATATGGGCTAAACAACATTCTCTGCAGCAATTCCTAGATCCTAAGCATTTTAAATCATACGAAGATTTGAAGAAAAAATTCGATATGGTTATGGGTCTTACCGGAGGAATGGCTCCTGTTAAGAAAGCAGAAGATACTTATTTAGAAGAAGAAGATTTTACTCCTAAGGCTACCGCACCTAAGGTGGAAAAGAAAGTGGAAAAAGCTCCAGCTAAAGAAGTAGACTTTGATGACGATGACGAATCGCTCTCGTATTTTGCTAAACTAGCAGAAGATTAAAAAAGGCCCGAAAGGGCCTTTTATTATGGTCTCCCCGGTACCGGGGTGCCAAAGAATTTATATAATCCGCCTTGTGTTGGACTTGGATTATATACCGAAGAATTAACTGCAGGCATCGGAGCAGGAGGTGCACTATTGACATTATTGATAGTAGTGGTTGCATAGTTTGCCATAGCTTCCTTTGCAGGGTTTAACAAGTCCTTTCCTTGTTCATATGTTTCAGAAAGAGCTTCACCTAACGAAGTACCGAATGTTGGCGCCAAATTAATTCTTTTACTCACCATATTTCCTTGTGCATCAGGAACATCAACATTAAACCCAATATCGTTTAACATTGGTTCAACTGATTTTTTAAAACCTTCCATTGCGACTTGCTCGATAAAATCTTCAAGTTTATCTTCTAATGTTAAGAATCCTTTTAATCCTTCTGCCATCATTCCTTTAAACTTATCCTGCCAACTATCTAAGTCCTTATAAGCTTTAGCAACAAGTTTATCCACATCATCTTCATTTTCTTTAAGTTTTTCTGCAGACTTTTTGGCACCGTTAATCATTTCATCTCTAAACTTTTTATCATCCTCATTTGTAACGCCTGTTACTGCATCTTCTTTTTCTTGTTTTCTTTTTAGATATTCATCTACTTGACCAGATGGTCCTTTAAATCCAGAAAAAGGATTAAGGCTACTACCTATATCTTTTAAAATATCAGTAAAACTTTTATCTGGATTTTGAGATGCTTCCGTTAAAATTTCTGCAGCGATAAGTAGACCCGCTATCCATCCCGCACCTTTTAATGCGCCAGATAATCTGCCCCCACCGTTAGGAGTTACGTCGGTAATAGGTTGACCTGAGCCGCCAAACCCCTTTGGCTTAAATGGTGGTTTTTTACCATCATTAGGCAATTGCTTGTTATCTGGTCCAGGTAATTGGGGAGGTTGGCCTGTTCCTCCGCCGCCAGGTGGGACAATTATAGGCGGGGCTCCTCGACCTCCCCCACCCGGTCCTGTAGTTGTGGGTGGTCCTCCCCTAAAAAGATTTGTTAAACCTGTTATTGCAGCAGCAATTAAAGCAATTGCTTTTCCTAGTGTACCACCTAATGCAGTAATAGCTGCGGCAAAAATTGGTCCTAGTCCTATTAAAGCCCCACCTATCATAGAGCCTAATCCGGATAATGCTCCTCCCAATAAACTTCCTGCGCCAGCAGCAAGTCCACCTATCATACTTCCACCGCCTCCACCGCCTAAACTATTTAGCTTATTGGCAATTGCAGTAGCTAACATTTCTCTATCATATGCTTTTGTTTTATCAGAATATTGATTTTTAATAAACCGAATATCTTTTGATTGCAGATCAGTTATATCTTTAAGTGCGCTTATTTCATTTAGTAAATTTTGCTGATATTTAGATGGTCCAAACATCTTAGTAAACAAATTAGTGAAAAACCCTTTATCTGGACTGGCGCCGCCTGCACCTGATTTAGGTCCTATTTGTGTACCATTGATACTAGTACCTCTACGCATACTATCTAAATATTTTTTAATCTCAGATATACCGCTTAGATTCTGAGCAAAGCTTTTTTTCAGATCACCCATATCCTTTTTAACATTACCAAATTCTTTCCGCTGAGATATTATAGTGTCAGATAAAGAATGTAGCACCTTTGACTGGGCATTCAAATTCTCAGATTGTGATTTGATTGAATCTAATAGTTGGTTTATTGGTATGGTCATTCTTAGCGATCCTTACTTGCCTTTTGTTTTAATTTTTCATTTTGTTCATTAATATAGTTTAATAACATAGTAACGTAAATATCTCTTTCCCACGGTATCATATCTTCTATCTCGGATAATGAATAATTATGATTATTTACGAGAGAAAAGTTTAACTTATAATAGTTAAGAAGTCCTTCGTGTGAAAGAGTTAGACGAAAAAATTTTGCAGGCCCTCAAGAGTAACTTCATTATGGGCACCGCATTTTGAGCAATTCTGTTCTATATGTTGAGTAACTTTTGGCATAGTTATAAAGAACTGTTCCAATTTTTCAAACTGTGCTCTTGAAAAAGAATTGACAAATTCTATTAATTCTTCCTTTGTATAGTCCTCAGTGTATTGCTCATCTGTAAATACCGCCTTAATACAAGTGCATAACATTTCCACTACAGACTCAGATTTAAAATTCTCATAAATTGCTGCCATTTCTTCAAATTTAGGATATCGCATTTCTAATCCTATTGTATCAGTAATGAATATTTTTGTAGTATGCTCAGGATTACGCTTAACTTCTGCTTTAGTTATATCTAGTTCAAAGTTTATTTCGTTTTCGCAATTGTTGCACTTTAAATTTAAACTTGTCATTTCTCCTATAGATTTTGCTCGTATATTTAAAAACAAATATTCTATATCAAAATTTGGTAAAGTTCTAACATCAAGTTTATTAAATGTGCAAACATCTACTAAATCTGTTACTATTCTTTGTATCTCTGTTCCATCTGATTCTAATGCGGTTAAAAGTATTTTATATTCCTTTACTAGGAAAGGTCTATACTTAACCTTTTGGTCGGTTGATGGTAAAGTCAATTCATAGGTAGGTGTTTCTAATTTTGGTAAAGCCATATTATCTCCTGGTTTTCATTTAGGGTTATCTTGCAAATTCTCGTAATTGTTCTGTAGTAAGACCCGTTGTTCCTGGGCCAAAGTTTCCAGTTGGGGTAGAAGTGAAACTTGTACTTCCACCTATATCTAAAGGATTGCTTGGTCTAACTGTTGATCTATCGTAAGGTTGATTCTCAAATGGTATAGTAAACAATTCCGCAGTATTTTCTTGAACATCTGCAACCGGAGGGGAAATGGGGGCCAACGGATTAGATTTATTAGGGGTAACAGGTGCTGAAATTTTATCTACTGCAGAATGATCTGCATACCATCTTCTATAAACAAAAGTCACATTTAATTTCTGTACAGAATTTTGATTGCCTTGATTTAAATCTAACATAGATAATGTTTTAGGAAATACATCTTCAAACACCGCGGAATACACATCTTGATCTTGTTGATTAAGTTGCGTTATTCTCATAGTTGATGTATATTCCCTAGAATAGTTTACGTGAAAACTATAAGGATCTATAACTAGTTGCATCCATGCATCAAAATACCCCTTAACATCCATATTACCATCTATTATAAAAGATAGTGTTATACCATCCCCACCGTAGTCTACACTAGTTGGTCTTTGATATGCCGGGCCATAAATTCTTTGTTGCCTAACACCGATATTATGTGAAGGCAGATTTGCAGATTCGCAAAATAAAGATATTAATCGAAGATCAGGTATCGTAGATAATAGTCGAATAGGTGTTGGAATTAAAACCTCAAATCTATTAGGTCTTGCGACTCCTTTACTTCGAATTTGAGTTTGAAAATCTCTTATTGTGAAGTTTGCCATTAATTTTCCGTATTAGTAGGGCGAACCCTTTTGAAACTGTTGTACAGGTAACATTGCCGCAGTTTTCCAATCTGAAAAATTTATTTTTAAAAACCTACTTCTCATATGACTGGTAAGATAATGCTTTACGCATTGTTTTGCCGGCGCAAATCTTGCGGTATTGTCTATTAGTTGCCATGACAAATTTATCTTTGTTCTTTCAGTAATACGTGCATCTGCAGTTAATTTGCTTAATTCTTCAACCAATTTAAAGCGAGAACCGTATGGTAAGTAATGCAAATTCAATCCTAAAAATCCTGCAGCAACACTTTTGAAGGGAATAACTAAGGGGGCTGTATCATAATAGGGTAGCGTTTCTTTATATTTTGGATCATATAAAAACAAATACATATTACCCGGAACTATAGAACCTACAAGGGATTGATTTGATAACGTATCTGTACCTTCAAGTCCTAATGCTAAACGCTTGCCCTGCCCCTTATACCAGTTAAAAGATTTCTCTTGATCGTCTGAGGTTATTCTAATAGGGCGGTATCTTTTATCTGCCATTAACTACCCCTAAATCTTTTTCTGTTAGTATCATAAACTTCATATTTCTATCCTCACAAAATTCAAATGCTGCTTTCCATTTAGCTTCATTTACACCATATTGAAACACTTCGTCTATGAACCTCTTTGTCTTTTTCTTAGGAATTTCCGGAGGTTTAGTAAACCTCTCAGGTTTAATTTCTATTAAATATTTTTGGGGTTCTCCCGTTTTATTCTTTACTTTCATATAAAAATCCACGAAATACCTATGTACTTTTCTATCTATAGGCGACACGTAGGGCACAATAACTATCTCAGATCCCCATTCCTGCACAGATGGATTTATGTCACACCATTTCATAAATCTAAGTTCCCACAAGGAACGATATACAATATTAGCCACGTCCCCTCTATATTTTCCGGGATTCTTAGGTCTAAACTTTCCTTTGTACGTTTTGGTATATAACATTTGCTATAAATAATATTAACTTCAACAATATTTATTAGAGAACAATGGCAAACTCTTTAGACCCCACACAAGATCCTGTAGCGGCGGGTAGAAATTTAGATAGAAAATATCAGAACCAAAATGATCTAAGAGGCAACTACAATATTGGTACTCTCGAATATCCGGAAGGTCTTCGCGATAAACCAGATCTTCAACATTATGTTGCTTTTTTTATAAATGTTAGGGACAAAAGTACCACTTCTACTAATACCGGGGCAAATAATTCAAAAAAAGAAGATAAAGATTACTACGTAAGTGCGGATGAGCAAAAAAGATTGGATGCTTTGCAAAGAG